CTAAGCCGCTGCGATACTTTCCTTTGTTGTGCCTTCTAGTCATCAGGTGCTACGTATGTGTACTGTACGGTAGGCGGTGTCTTGCCTCCCTTGTACACCTTGGATGGTAACTCCTGCATCTCAGGCCAGCATAGCTTCTTGTAGTCACACCAGCCGCATTCCTTGCACAACTTCCTGTTACCACTTTCCTTACCACGATATGTCTCAGGTACATCATCGAAGCAACGCTTGAAGGGTTCATCGTTGTTGATGTAGCGCACAGTCTCACGCATCTCAAGTAGCTTACCCATCACATCTTCTTGTGCCATCTCAGCAGGTACATACTTAAACTCACCGTTCTGCTTATTGACTACCCACCAGCCACCGACATCCTTACCTGCTGCAGTAGCGTAGCCTACAAGCTGTGCTACGTAGCCAAAGCCATCGTCACTGTTAAGTTTATCAAAGCTTTCAAACTTGTTCTCGTATGACCACGGTGATGCAGACTTAACGTCATCAACACGATCATCTAGGATCATGTCAAACTCACCATCAACTTGATCAGCACTGTCTTTGAATAAAGAAACACGTTCATTATCCTGGAAGTCAATCTTAGCTGAACGTAATAGTCCTTTGAATACAGCCTCAACAATATCACCTATAAGCATGTTGATCATGAAAGATACTGGCTTAGGCTCAGCTTCATTGGGGTGATTCTTTTGAAACCATAGCTGACATGTAGGACGACCCACGTTAGACATACGTACCTTGAAGTCACTACGTGGGCCTGAGTTGAACTGCTTGTTTAATGCAGCCGATACATCAGAGGCCACCTGTTCGATGACCTCCTCCTTCATGTTTGCTTTGCCATCAATGGCATCACGCAGGAAGCTATGTATTGCTATCTCTGCTGGGTGTTGCATTATTCAAAGTCCTTGACTTCAACAAAGTCTGCAACGATAGCTGCGTCTTCACCTGAGATAGACTCAACGTTAGACTCGTCCCACTTGCTACGTACATAGTCATTGCTACGCTCTACGTAATCCAAGAAGTCATTGAGTGTTTCTTGATCACTCTCTGTGAAGCCTGTACGCTCCCCTAGAGTAGCCTCTGCAGTAGCGAAGCTACCACCACTAGGTAATTTGTTTCGCTTACCAGTGAGGCTAATAGTGTACTCAATGGGAGAGATACGTTTACCCATGATCTTACCTACGACAGCATCCATGCTCTTCATAGTGTCACGGTTCTTCACATCAAACACAAAGGGTGTCCAGTCAGAGTAACCTTCTAGTGCTTCACCATCTTCATTGATAGCTTTGTTTAGCTTGATCTCACCCATGTAAATCTTAACACGATTAACACTACGGATAACTTCTTTCTGTGCTTCAGGTAAAGCTTGGAAGTCCTTGATGTAACCTGATGGGCGACCAAGGTTGAAGGTACCTAGTGTATCTTTCAAGTCAGCATTCAGGTTGTTAGACATGAGTGACTTCTGCATTGTACCTTGATCTGCATCCCAGCGCTGCCACTGTTGACGCTCAGCAAACAAGCGCATAGATACACCCTTGCTGTACACTACATCATCACCACTGATGAACTTGAATGCACCTACAGGTACAGTGATCTTCTCTTCATCGTCTACTTCTTTAGTGATTGCACCGTGCACTAACTGTAGTCGTGCTAGTGATGGTGCTGATGCGCCACCTTGGACGCTGAAACCCATAGCATCTGCTAGGTTCATGTTCTCCACTTGGAGTGCTACTGCGTTGCTCATACGAAGTCCTTTCTGTGAGCTGTCAAAGAGTGCTTAGTTATACTCTCATACATCCTTTGTGTCAAGCCAATTCGGGCCTATCTTTGCCTCCAATAATAGAGGTACATTCATGTCGATATCATATGCTTCTTTAATCATATCGTTAAGCTTAGCGTTAAGCATTTCAACTATAGATAGTACACGTAACTCTTCATCAGGGTGTACATCTACAACCATAGAGTCGTGTACTGTATTGACTAAGCAAGACTTTAGAGGTTGAAGCAAACGTTCTAACTCAATCAGTACGACAGGCACTACATCACCTGTAGCGAATCCTTGCACTGGATAATTCTTTATCATAGTGAAGTGTGTCACACCACCACTGCGTCTACGTTGCACATCAGGGAATGCGTATTGTCTGCCACTTACATTGGTTATCTTGTGTAGTCTTACAGCTTCATCAGCTAGACTCTTGTGCCAAGCAGCAATACCTTTGTATTTCTTTACAAACATTTCGTAGTAGGCAGCTTCTGCTTTACTCCTGCCATAGCCTGTAGCCCCGAAGAGTGGAGCAAAGGTGTGTGCCTTAGCATCTTGGCGTGACGTTGGTTGACCTGCATCAGAGATAACCTTCGCTGTGTAGCTGTGTACGTCAAACCCTGTTGCGATCTCTTGCATAGCTGTGTCATCCTGCGCAAGGAATGCCGCTGTGCGAAACTCAAGCTGGGCAAAGTCTGCCTCCATAATCTTACCGTTAGGCCAGCGTGATACAAACACCTTCTTAACAGGGAAGGTACCACCACGTGGCATGTTCTGCATGTTAGGGTTACGTCCACTGAAGCGTCCTGTAGCTGTGATGTGCTGTGTCAGACCTACATGGAGGAACCCATCTGGTTTAGTATATGTAGCAATTCCTTCGACAAATGCAGAAAGATAAGATGATACAGCAGATAGACGCTTAAGATCAGAGAGAAAAGACTCAGCATCAGACATACCGTTAGTTCTAGCAGTAGCCATAAGCACATCCAGATTATCTTTACCAGTACTGAAGCCATTGGCACTGACCCACTTCTTACTTGGTGCAGCAAAGCGAAGTCCTGCCACTTGGTTAAGGTTCTTAAGTTGGTACCCTCGTGCATCACAATCCTTACATTTGTTAGGACGTGCATACTTTGTACCATCCTTCTTTACTTTGTACGTCTGACCTTTCCCGCTGCAAGTCGGGCAGGTATAAGCTTTGGTGCGGAGTAGCGTAGTGGTGTTCGCTTTAACTGTGGACTTAAACTCTTCTTGGGTTTCGACGAACTCAAATAGTTCAGCCCACTCTTTCTTATTCCGAACTGATACGGAGAAAACGACTTGTGACATCTGCTCAGGCGAATTAAGATTGATAGGCGTGTCGCCCATAAGTTCCCTGACTTTCTTTTGCAGACGGTCTTCGATCTCTGCTTTCTCTTTCTCAAAGGCATGTCTTACTTTCCCAAGCTCTTGAAGATCGACTTTGATTCCTGACATGTACATTCGGGTGAGGGTTTTGCAGGTATCAAAGGTTGTTGATTTAACTCTGGAAAGGGAAGCGGCTTCTGGCTTGGCGTAGTCTTGTTCGATGCTATGGAACAGCCAGCTAGTTGTGAGGAGATCATGCCGAAGATAAAAGCTAAGCTCAGCCAAAGGGATTTCATTAGTATTGTACCCTTCCTTGAAGTATCTCTTGAGTGTGTCATCTTTCTGTACCTCTAAGTTACGTCTTTCTGCACACGCAGCTAGACCTAGTGGTTGCTTCTGACCACGTAACAATATGTACTCAGCCAGCATTGTATCATATATCAAGCCATCATACTTGAAGCCTGACTCCCACAGCCACATCAAGTCGTGCTGTGCATTGTGCATGATAAGCAGCGTAGTCTTGTCCAGTAAATCCTGGATTGCTTTACGTGCTGTACCATCTGTATCCTGCTGCTCTACGTGATCAAGTGTATAGATGTACTCATTGTCGTGGTTATCTACATCAAGAATACCCACCTGTGTCAGTGTATTGCTAGGCTCAAACGGATCAAGGTGATCCTTACCGTTACGCTTAGTGACACTGTTCTCTACGTCTAGTACATGCCGCATGTTGATCTCCTCTTATGATTTGTATTGTGATCGCTCCCCGTCTAACTCGCAATGCACAACACCATGCCACCCACCTTTAAGCTTATTCTTTGCAATGTTCAAGTGTCTTTGTGCATCATCATCTGCATTACCATCAGTGATAGGGTTACGTGAGACTAGGATCATCAGGTCAGCCTCCGCTGCCTTACCTGTCTTACTACCTTCAAGCATAGACTGGTCAACGTATATCTTGTCTTGTGCTGCAGCAGATAGCTGAGACATCCAGATGATACAACAGTCATACTGCTTAGCTATGTTACGGGCATGGATAGCTGCATCCTTTAGATACACATCTGACTTATCACTTGTACGTGAAGCAAACTTGTCACCCATGTCTAAAACTACAACGTCGGGTTGATAAGCTTTGATTACAGCCTCTACCCATGACATGTCCTTGCCTGTACTGTCATACAAGTGTATCTTTTCTTTGACAGGCTTGTATCGTGTAGCAGCCAAGGCATAGTTACCACGTATCTCTTCCATGCTCATGCTTGTAGCGGCACTGAGGTACCGTGCACCTACACGTTCATAGCTTTCTTCATTACACAGTACGATACACTTAGCGCCTTGTGCAGCAAAACCATTCGGAGAGGCGATAATAGAGGCGTGGAATGAGGTTTTACCTGTGTTAGGTCTTGCACCTACGATAACTAAATGCCCACCTGAGACACCCTCTACGTGACGCTGAAGGCTATTGATGTTGAACTTCCACTTAGACTGGTAGTCATTCGCTTGTAGCAAGTGATCCATCTCAATGTTACCCCAATCAATCTTGAGGTTAGGCAGGAAGTCATCTTGGTATTCGTCTAGTAACTGACGCAT